CCCTGGGCGTGACCGGGTCGTACAACACGAGCGTGGGCGCGAGCCACGCCTTCTATGCCAACCAGATCTCCATGGAGTCCTGCTCCAACATCATCTACGTGTTCGGCCAGGGGGCCGCGGGCATCGGGCCCTTCCTGGACATCGCGCAGATCGACACCGAGATCGGCGCCCCGACGATCCTGGACAACAACTCCGGGGCGGGCATCGCCGCCCTGCTGGGCACGGTCCGCCTGGCGGGCCTGTACACGCCCGCCAGCATCTCCACGGGCGGCAAGCCCACGGGTCTGCGGATCATCGACGGGCAGAGCCCGCAGGGCGTGCGCGCCGTCAGCGGCGCGACCACGGTGCGTCTGACGGACGCCGTGATCCTGGGCAACACCACGGCCGGCGGCTTCACGGTGACGCTGATCTCGGCGTCCAGGACGCCGAACACGTACAGCTTCCGGAACACCGGGACCACGAACACGCTCACCATCGCCGCAGCGGGCTCCGAGAAGATCAACGGCTCCGCGACCCTCGCGCTGACCACGGGCCAGAGCGCCCGGCTGGTCAGCGACGGCACCAACTGGTTCACGGTCTAGGAGGCCGCCATGAAGACCCAGCCCGAGTGCATGACCGCCGACGGCGGCAACTCCACCATCACCAACCAGGACGAGAGGCTGATCCTGGAGGACTGCGTCGCGGACGTGGTCATGGTCACCGTCCCCGGTGGCCAGGACGACTTCTCCTACGTGAACCCCATGTTCCGCGAGGCGGCCACCCGGCCGGTGGACGGGAGCGACTACTGATGGCCTGCCGCACCGGGTGCAAGACCCAGGACCACGAGAACTATCACGCCTGCCTGCGGGACGCAGGCGTGCGCACGTACCTGGCCAGCCCCTCCAAGGGGCTGGACGGCTCTGCGCAGAAGGCGTGGGACAAGGACCTGCACCTGTACCGCGAGGCCCGCCGTCAGGGCATCCAGCCCGACGGCACCACCAGGCCCAAGATCGAGGCCGCCATGCGGCTCTCGAACGAGGCCGGCGCGGCCTACGGCCGCGACTTCTCCCGTGCGGACCCGATGCCATGACCACATTCGACGGGCTGCTGTCCCGGATTCGCCAGCAGGCGATGGGCTACGCCAAGGACCAGTCGGCCGTGGCCGAGCTGGCCGCCGGCATGTCCGCGGCGGACACGTCCTTCACCGCCTCCCCCGACACGATCAAGGCCCTGTCGCGGGGCCTGATCGAGATCGATGACGAGCTGATCCTGCTCAAGTCCTACGACCAGGGCAGTGGCGTCGTGCAGGTCATGGGCGGCCCGAACGGCCGCGGCGCGGAGGGCACCGTCCCGGCAGCGCATGCCATGCAGGCGCTGATCACGGCGGACCCGCGGTTCCCGCGGGCCAGGATCAAGGAGGCCGTCAACGATGTCCTTCAGTCCCTGTACCCGTCGCTGGTGGTCTTCGCCACCACGGAGATCACCAACGTCTCCGTGGTCTACGAGTACGCCATGCCGGCTGACGCCCTGGACGTGTGGGCGGTATCGAACCAGACGGTCGGCCCGACGAAGGTCTGGATGCAGGGGCTGAACTACCTGTTCAACCCCACCGCCGACCCCACGGCGTTCCCGACGGGCAAGAGCATCCAGCTCTTCGACTCCGTCACGCCCGGCCAGTCGATGCTCATCAAGTACGTGAAGAGCCCGAGCCCGCTGGTGGCCGGCAGCGACGACTTCGCCACCGTGACCGGCCTGCCCGAGCGGTGCGTGGACATGGTGGTCTGGGGCGCCTGCGCGCGCCTGCTGCCCTCCTACGAGGCGGCACGCCTCCAGCAGACCTCGGTGGAGTCCACCGAGCGGGCGGCCCTGGTGCCGCCGCAGTCCGCCGTGAAGACGGCGCAGTACTACCTGGCGATGTTCCAGCAGCGCCTGGAAGAAGAGCGCGCCCGGATGTTCGCCGAGAACCCGCAAACGATCTCCTACGGGGCCTGACATGCCAGTGCAGCGGTACTACAGCTCGGTGGCGGTCCCCACCACCTTGACGGGCAACATCACCTCGGGGAACACCACGATCAACGTGCTGTCCCCGACCGGGTTCCCCACGTCCTTCCCGTTCACCGCGGCCATCGACTACGGCACGGCCACCGAGGAACTGGTGGACGTCACCGCCGCATCCCTGGGCGTATGGACCGTGATCAGGGGCGTGGACGGCACGTCCGCGCAGTCCCACTCCAACGGTGCCGTGGTACGGCACGTCAGCAGCGGCAGGGACTTCGCCGATGCCCAGACCCACATGGCCGCCACGGCGGCCGTACACGGCGTTGCGGGCACGCTCGTGGGCACGAGCGATGTCCAGACCCTGGCCAACAAGACCCTGACCGCGCCGACCATCAACGCCGGTGCCCTGTCGGGCACGTTCTCCGGGTCCCCGACCCTGTCGGGGAACCCCACGTTCTCCGGTTCCCCGTCCCTGAACAACGGCGGCGCCCTGGCGGGCACCTTCTCCGGCAGCCCGACCCTGTCGGGCAATCCGGTGCTGTCCGGGAACCCGTCCTTTACGGGTTCTCCCACGTTCACCGGGGCCTTGATCTCCACCGTCATGGAGACGGTGAAGGTCACCGGCGACACGCAGGCGCGGCACCAGGTGCGGGCTGATGGCCAGCACCTGTGGGGTTCGGGCACGGCGGTGCCCGACACGAACTTGTACCGCGGAGCGGCAGGACAGCTGAAGACGGACAGCTCCCTGTCCGTGGCCCCGTCGGGGACCACGGGCACGGCCAGCATCGTCAACGTCACCGGCGGCAGCTACACGGGCCTGCTGGCCGACTGGCAGCTGGCCGGCGCCTCCAAGGCGTCGATCGACTACCAGGGCAATCTGAACGTCGCCAACTTCCCCTCGGGCGCCAGCTCCTTCTGGGCGCCCCTGTGGTCCACCAGCTCGGGCCTGCACCTGCCCGCGTACGGCAACGCCTCCCTGGTGGGCATGTACTTCAAGATGGGCCGGATGCTGGTCTTCTCCGTGACCGTCACCTTCGGATCGTCCACGACTTTCGGATCCGGCGCCGGGGTGAACGACAACTGGATCTTCTCTATGCCGGGCGGCTTCACCGCCGCCACCAACTTCAGCGGGAACCCGCTGCCCTGCGGGTTCGGCTACGCCTCCCAGAACGCGGGCGCGACAGTGCCCCTCCAGGTGGCGGTCGACTCGACCGGCAACAACCTGGTGCTGAACACCGCCGGAGGCCGCGCCGACGGCACGGCGCTGGCCAACTTCGGCTCCATCGACTCACTGACCCCGTTCACCTGGGCCAACGGCAACGCCCTACGGTTCAGCGGCACCGTGGAGACGACCGTCTGATGGCCGGCCTGGTCTCCCGCATCCCGTACCAGCTCACGGCGCGCCCCGCCGGGAGCGGGGCGGCCTCCTACGCCCTGACGGACATCGACTACGAGGTGGCCCTGGGCGGGATCCCGTTCCTGCTCGGGATCTCTGACGAGCGGTCCATGTCGGTGGGCCTGGCGCCCATCCGCAAGGACCAGTTCGACAACAACCGCGAGCCCGGCGAGCAGTCCCTGCTCGGCTGGTGGCTTCGCAGCCAGTCCACCTGGATCGGCGGCGAGGGCATGCTGTACCAGGACCCGGACCAGGTCAACGCCGCCAACCTCCAGAACAGGCATGCGATCCAGTTCGGCCACTCCGTGGGCCTGAACCCGTGGACTAACGGACAGTTGTCCATGCTGCGCTCCACCTCCCAGCGCATCGCCGATGCGTCGGGCAACCCGCATCTGCTGCTGGGCTGGAACGACGGCACGGACCGCTACTGGTCCGCCGTCGGCAACGTCATGAAGTCCGACACCGGCGCGGCCACGACCGCGATCACCTGGGGCGGGTCAGGGACCATCAAGTCCCTGACCTCCGACGGCACGAACTACTACGCCGCGGATGCCACCGGCATCTACAAGGGCGCCGGCAGCGGCGCGGGCACCTTGGCCTGGAACACCGGCAGCGCAAGCGTTGCCGTGAAGTGGGTCAAGGGCCGCCTGATGGCGGGCATCGGGGCCTCGGTCTACGAGCTGGTGGGCGGCACCCCGCCCACCTTGCCCACGCCGAAGATGACGCACCTGAACAGCGCCTGGATCTGGTCGGACTTCGCCGAAGGCCCTTCGGCCATCTACGCCGCCGGCTACGCCGGCTCGCAGAGCAGTATCTACAAGTTCGTCCTGGACACCAGCACGGGCGCGGTGCCCACGCTCGCCTCCGGCGGCGTCATCACCGCCCAGCTCCCGCAGGGCGAGATCCTGAACACGATCAACGTGTACCTGGGCACGTTCGTGGGGCTCGGAACGAGCCGAGGCTTTCGCGTCGGACAGATCGACTCCAACGGAGACATCTCCTACGGGCCCCTGCTGATCACCAACGCCAACGGCGTCAAGGCCATCGGCACCTACGACCGGTTCTTCTTCGTCGGCGGGACGAACTCGATCGACGGGTCCAGCGGTCTGCACCGCGTGGACCTGGGCCAGATCATCCAGGACGCCAGTTCCTCCGTGCCGCTGTTCGCCTACGCCACCGACCTCCAGGCCCACGTCACCGGCGCGGTGAGCGCCGTGACGAACCTCGGCAACTCCGACCGCATGGTCTTCGCCGTCGTAGGCCAGGGGGCCTACCTGGAAAGCGCCTCCACGCTGGAGGCGACCGCGTACTTCCAGACCGGCCGCGTGCGCTTCAGCACGCTGGAGCCGAAGATCTTCAAGTTCCTGACGGTTCGCACCCCGGCGAACCTCATGGGCTCCGTGACCGCCTCGGTCATCGACCCCGGCGGCGGCAGCACCTCCGTGCTGACCGTCTCCCAGGGAGCCGGCACGTCCATCGCGGACGTGATCCTGTCCGCCCCCGCCGGGGCGGTCGAATGGCTCCAGCTGCGCCTGGACTTCGCCCGCAGCGCGGGCGACACCACGCAGGGAGCCGTCGTCAACGGCTGGCAGCTCAAGGCCATGCCGGGCTCGGTGCGCCAGCGCATCTTCGAGATGCCGCTGTCCTGCTTCGACTTCGAAGCGGGCCGCTCGGGCCAGGAGTTCGGCTACGAGGGCAGGGCCGCCGATGTCCTGGCGGCCGTGGAACAGCTCGCCCAGAAGGGCGACGCCGTCACGTTCAAGGACCTGGCCTCGGACACCTCGGTCCTGGTCGTCGTGGACGACGTGAAGTACGAGCAGAAGGGCTCGCCCTCGCAGACCAGCGTCTTCTCCGGCGGCTACCTCTACGTACAGCTACGCACCATCGCGGATGTGATCGCACCATGACCTGGCCCCCGCTGCGCGACGTCATCGCGCCCGTCTCCGACGCAGAGCACGAGGCCGTGAAGACGGCCCAGAGGGCCCTGGGCCTCGTGGAGACAGGAGAGCTGGACGAGCCCACCAGAGCCTCCCTGAGAGGCGTACAGCGCCTTTTCAGGGCCCCGGTCACAGGAGTCCTGGACCGGACCACGGCGGAGCTGATCGGAAAGCTGCGCCACGTCTACAGGGAGCCCGTGGAATGACCAAGGCACACGTGATCGACATAGCCGAGCGCGCCGGCTGGACGCTGGCCCAGGCCGCCGTCGCCTTCGGCGTCACGGAGGCCGCCGGCCTCCAGACCTGGTGGGCCCTGCCCCTGGCCACCGCACTGAGCGCCGCCAAGACGTTCATCCAGGGGAAGCTGAGCGCCCCGAAGGGGGCGTGATGGATGCGGACGGGGCAGTACTCCTGGAACTGGAACGCCTTAGGGGCGTCGTGAGCACTGGCTTCGCGGAGGTCAACGGCCGTCTGGACGGCATGGCGCAGAGGACCACGGCCACAGAGACCGATATCGAGAAGCTGGACCAGCGGCTGGCGGCCGTGGAGAAGAAGGTCTGGAAGGCGGCCGGGCTCGCAGGAGCCCTGGCCATCGGATGCAGCGGCGCCATCGTCGCCGCCGTGCAGACCATGGGCCACTGAGCCCGGAACGCAAAAAAGAGCCGGGCCCCCGAAGGGGCCCGGCTTCTTCATGTGGTGCGCCCCTCTGGCGCCGTGCGCTGTCGCGCCAGAGGGGCGGCTCAGGGGGTGTTGTACGGGTTGATGTGGTTGGCCGCCATGCGAGCGCCCGTGCGCTCGCCTTCGAGCAGGTGCTTCTCGTTGGCGTCCGCCCAGCGCCGGACGCTCTCCGCCACCTCGCGCAGCACCTCTGCGCGGTAGGCGTCGATGCAGGCCGACGCCCGCTCGCTACGCTCCGGGCTGTGATAGCCGCCGCTCATCACGGCGGCGTACAGCTCTTCCCTCGCGCTCATCAGGGCCGCTCCTTCCTGCGCAGTGCCATGGGCACGAGAACGACGAAGGCCGCCCCGGGGGCGGCCAGTACGAACAGCGGGTTCTGGATCAGGGACCAAATCATGGCATCAGCTCAGATCCGGGACGACGAACCATCCGGGCTTCGAGAGCGGCTCGACACCGAGCCCTTCGGCCGCCCGGCCCAGGGCGGCGTCCCAGGCCACGAAGTCCTGGCCCGAGAAGGAGCCCGGGTCCACGATCTCGAATGAGCCGAGATCCACGGACTTGCACTCGGTGGTAAGGAAGACCAAGTCCCGGTCGTAATTCCCAGCGTGGAGGTACCCGACGATGCCTCCGCGCAGCTTCTCCTCCAGGGCGCCGGGGTCGCTGTCGTCCGGAATGCGGACGCCGTAGGCGAAGTATGCAGAGTGGTACATGCCCACGATCACACCTCCGGGAGCTGGTCGACGCCGTCCACGGCGTCCTCGTTCCAGCCGTTGATGGTCACGCCCGCCAGGCGGGCATCCTGGGCCGCCCTGTCGGCCGGCGTGAACCGCGGCTCCGCCGGAGCCTGGAAGGCCATGGGCTGCACCACGCGCTGCGGGTAGTTCGCGTAGCCCACCAGCTCCAGCACCCGCTGGAGCTTGGAGGCCAGGGCCTCCTCGTCGTCGTCCGGGGACAGGACCACGGCGGTCTCCGCCAGCTGGTCGGAGACCACGAACTTGACCGGGTTCTTGGAGAGCAGAGTCAGCATCAGTCTTCCTTGTCCACGGAGAACCAGCGCTGCACCGTCACCGGACGCAGCTCCACTTCCACCGCCTTGATCGGGTGGTAGATCCAGGGGTCGGTGTCGTCCTGTATCTCCGTCAGGCCCTCCTCGTAGGAGACCCGGTACGTCTTGCCGTCGTCGGGGGCCCGGAAAACCAGCTCATGCACGGACGCCCAACGCCGGGTGTCTACTTGCTCGCGGTGCAGCTCGTAGGCCATGCCTTCGGCTGCCGGGCCGTTCGGTCCCGGCAGCTCGAACGGGACGCCGATCTCTTCGAGTTCGGC